TCTCCATAACTTTGTCCATAACCAGCTTCACAACTTACTGGTAAACCTTTCGCCCAATCGGGTGTCCACTTCATACACTCCATCACGTATGCCATAGCTTCCTTAACATCATCTTTAGGCGTTATACAAGCCACCGCATCATGCACAGTTAAGACGGGCTTATAACGCTTAGCTATCCTTAACATCTGCTCACCAATAATACAACGAGCTAGTGCTTGGCATATGTTCTCTACCAACTTACCTCCATAAATTTTAACAGAACCACGACGTGCATCGTATACGTACTGCTCACCATCTTCGGTACGAATCTTCCTTAAATTAGGATAGCGTTGATATAACCCATTAGGTAGTAAGATTCCGTCTGTACCATGTACTTCTACACAGCCATTACCAAACGGGGTACTTTGATTCTTGACCATCGCCTCGATTGCGTGCTTTCCTTCTGTCCAGAGTAACGGGATTTGTGGATAAGTTTCACGATACACTTGAATGATATGGATAGCTTCCGATTCCGTAATTTCCGTGCCAAAGGTTTTGAGCTGTACCCCAAACTTCTTAGCCCCCATGCCATAGCCAGCTCCAAGAATTGTGGTTTTCCCGACAAACCTCTCGTTAGAACTAACTTCACTACTTTCTTTTGCATAGATGGCACTCGCCATGATCTTGTATACATCTTCGCCATTCTTAAACGCCTCCGTTAAGTCGTCCTGTCCCGACAACCAAGCCAGTACCCGTGCCTCAATCTGTGAGGAGTCGCTATCAATTAAATAGTAACCCTCAGGTGCTTTGATTGAAAACTTCAGTTTGTTAGCATTGTTCCCACGACTGGGTAAGTTTTGTAAGTTAATCTTGTCTGCACCACCCCAACGCCCTGTATGAGCCGCATAATACTGCAACGGTACAGGCATCAGTCCACGACTAGCAATACCTATGAATCGCTCGGTTCTTGTCTCCTCAAGGGTAGATTTGTTTCCAAGTCTAGCAGCAACTAACGCTTGTACTTGGAAATTCTCATGCTCAAGCAAAGCTTTAAATTCCTCGTCTGACTTAGCCATAGCTAGCGTTTCCTTGCCAGTCATTAAAGATATTTTGGTAGGCGGTTCAACCCCTAGGTCCCGTAGCATTTCAGCAAACTTATTATTACTCATCAAGTCATCACGAGTCTCAACCCCAGCTTCCTCAAGCAACAACTCCTTGCGGTACTTAACTTCAGCTAAATGTTGTCTTAGGAGATTTGTATCTAGCTCTAATGAAGGTTCCGTAAACATACGGATTGTTATGTCTATGAGCTTAAGTTCTTTAAACTCAAAGTGTGGTGCTAACTTCTTGAATAACTTTTGGGTCAACTCAACATCGTTCTTACAATACTCACCATACTGAGCAAGGTCTTGCGCCTCAAAATCTTCAAGCCTTTTTCCTCGAGCATCAACAACCTCAGTACCTTTAACACCTAGCTCGTAGAATAGTGATAGTTTGGCTAAAGAATTACCTACCTCTGTTCCATGAATAGCACGAGCCATACTTAGCGTGTCAAGAATCGCTTTAGGTTTAATGTTATAACGCCAGTTAAGAATTGCAGCATCGAATAAAGCATTATGGGCAAGAAGAGCAGAATTGCCCCAGTCAAAATTACCCAAAAAGCTAGTAACTCCAGCATCATCTCCGCTGTACCAAATGGTTTCTTCTTCATTTACTTTTACGCCCACACCAATGGTTTGAAACAATGGCGAACGGACATACTCCTCTGTGGTTATTTTAGATAGACTAAATTGTTGATCATAGTATGTTTCAAAATCAAGTGAGATTATGTTCATGCTTTTCTATTACTTCCCTCATTGAATTGTTTAGTATCTCTTGTGCCATTTTTAGCATGCCCGCTGATGTAATGATTTGTGTAGGCTGTTTGTATATTGGTTCTTCACAATATCCTGCATCCATCACCATACGAAAAGCGGCAACTGCTTCCTCTAGTTTTAAGTCAGGGTTCTCTTCCGAATAGTTAGCTACCCAATTCATAAATTCCATACAACAAAAAGAGTTCCATTCCTTAAATGGTTTATACCACTCCCTTATTTCAGCAGGCTTTCCCATTATCTCCCCCATCAACTTTCTTTTTTCCTACCCCGTTTAACGGCTACGATACCTGATTCTTCTTTAGGTCTGCGTGCCTCAAGCATTGCGTCTGCCATCTTATAGGCATTTTTAGCAACACCTTCTACCATATCGTTATCAATACCCCGCACTACAATCCCAGCTAGGGTAAACATAGCAAAACAATCTCTTAGGTCTTGTTCATTCATTAGGACTCCGAGTGTATGTATGGGGTTATTGGGTTACCTTTTATAAAAGCACTCAAGGCATAAGCACACTTACGATAAGATTTTTGGTCAGCGTGTGTTATATGGTGTGGCGAACATCCATCATCATAAAACCATACTTGTTTAGTATGCTCTATCCATCCAAACGCTTTACGTAAATTTTTACCATCAGCATCCCTTGCAATTATAGGGTGATATGCCCTGTCAAATAAAGTTTCTGTACCGTCTTTACCAATATATACACCATATGGCAAAAGCTCCCTACGTAATTTGCTTTCTTCTTCGCTTAGTCTCATAACCCCTCCAACCCATCATGCCATGTCCAACCAAACGCAAGTTTATGGGTAAGCCTATGCCACCAGCTAGGTTTTTTATCGGAAGGCTGTTTGACCAACCCCCCTTGCATTGACCAATAGCCAATATATTTAGGTGGTGTCCAAACCCTATATTTTTGACCTGATACGCCGTAGATAATCTCGTCACTCATAGACCTAACCTACTTTCAAACACTGACTTTAACGCCGCATATACATCTTTGGCTTGGTAAAGGTTTAGGGTTTTAACAAACTCAATAGCATCAAACTCATTTTTGGCTACTGGTCTTTGTACTGGTGGTGAATAGTCCCTAGCAATCAATTTCTTAATGTCGACCTTCTTGGGCTTCTTAACTTTAGTATAGCCCTTGTTTTGCGTCTCATAAGTACGTGAAGATACGTTATAAATAAAAGTATTTTTCTTACCAATACCCGAGTAGTTAGTACGGGGTACAGATATACGAGCCAAGATTCCTCGGTCATATAAACTTTTAAGCGTAGTGGCTATACTTGAATCAGTCTCTTTACCAAATACATCTTTCACTTGGGCAATCGTAGAATCAGGGTTAACTTTAATCCAGTTATAGATTTGTTCGCCTAGTGGTGTTTTCTTTTCTGTTGTTTGCACTTCATTTACCCCCCATGATTGGATTGTTTTCATCATTTCAGTTCTCATATCAGGCATTTTTCTTCTCCTTTTTCTTGACAGGTTTTTCTTTAATTTCTTTATCCAATCTATGTGCTTCCATTAACACGTTACTTAGTTCACTTAGTCTTTCTTCATACACTTCGAGCATCTCGGTTACTGCCCACAAAGCGGCACTTTCAAGATCACTAGACTCTCGTTCAGCTAATATTTCTACTACACTTTTAATACTGCTTAACTTGTAACTAATTTCCTCAACGGCACAGCTTGCTTCCCAAAATCCCATCATTTTGACACCTCATCACAACGCTCAATCAAAGCGGCATAGCCACATACATCTACTAAGTTATCCCGATGGCTTGGGTCATTAGCAAAGCGTGCAACTTTAACCAACATCATCATAGCGGCAACATCTTTAGCCGTGATAGTAAAGTTTCCGTCATCTAGGTTATTCATGTACGCACTCCACATAATCGCTATAGTCTTCAGGTTCTTAGCGGGATGCCCATAAGTTTTTTCTCTATCGCCGTATATAATGGCTTGTGCTTCTTCTAGTACAGATACTTTGGTTTTCATACGTAGTTTTTCTTTCTTTGGTTTAACAGTAGTATCGTGCGCCAACTCCGCTAGGTCTCCCTTGCTTATGGTTACACCTACTGCCGCTGTTTCTTGGTGTGCGATTTCTTCTAGTACTTCTGCTACTTCTTTGCTTGCTTTATCTAGTTCTACTTTAGTCCAACTCATTTTAATTCTCCTGTTTTTATTAACAAATCAAATGTTACCCCAACATCAGGCAACCCTACTTCTAACAACAACTGCAACTGCTCAATACCCCCTTCATTTACTACAACTGCGACCCCTCCAGCATTCATAATCTGCATAAGGTTCTTATCTTGTAATGCCGTAGGCATACCCTTACCTGACTTAGCTTCGATACCTATGAATCTTCCTTTGATACAAGCGACAAAATCAGGCACGCCACTAGTGCCAAACCCACTAGTAACTGGTGTAAAATAGTACGCCTTATGTAATTCAAGTAGTTTCTTAATCGCATTTTTTACTTTCACTTCAGGTTTTGTTGCCATACATATCCTTTATTTCGGGTGTCTCCAATACGTAAAATATAGAGTCACTTATTTTCTTACCAAGTCCCTCAACTGTTACGCCTTGGTCTACAATCATAAGTACGGAAAGCGAATCTTGTATCCAAACAGGTAAGTCCTCCTGCTTAAAAGTTTCCCTCATTTTACTCTTACTACTTGGCAGTGTAAAGTCATTAAGCTCAACCATACCACTAGGTAAAACACTAACCCGCCATACATTCTGTAAGGGCATATTAAACTGCTCTTGAACCATTCGTAAAGCTACTGGTAGTGCTCGATGGTATTTAAAATCTGCGCTTCCGCTAAATAAAACCTTATCTACTTCTTGCCAACTAAACCTATCTGTTTCTTCTGCTGAATGGGCGTATAGCTTCCCATAAAGTGTTTTTGTTTCCCCCATTACTTCTCCTCAAAGTAGCACCCAGTAGATGCCTGTTTCCTGTTTCATCCCAACATCTTCAACAAACTCGCCTTTGTCTGTTACATCTAATACAAACAACTTCCCACGCAAGTCTTCGGGTAGGTCTGCGGTGCTGTTGACTTGGGTAACTACTTTGTCAATCTCGTACACTACACTGTTAGGTCTTACCCATATCATACACTTCTTTGGCTTGTAGTCATAATACTTTTCAATCTCTTCTTTGTTTTCGACAGCCCAGCTAATAGCCTCAGCCATCTTAGGTGTAGCAGGTATATACCCTATGTTGTGCATATGCAACAGCTCAGGAAAAGCGGTAGTAAAGTCAATACGCATCTTATTGTTTACCTTAGCGTGCATCTGACTACTTTTATTATGAATTTGTCTATCCATACCAAGTTCATGCTCAGCCTTTATTTCGTCAAAGCTAAAAGGTTTAAGGTATGTACTCGCTTGTTTGATGATGTTCTTCATATGCTTGGAATACTTAGACTCATGTTGGCTCTTGTTCCAACGCCCATACTTATCATTACTAATCAGTCGGCTACGCACCCAATACTTTTCTTCGGTATCATACCCAATCCCGCCAAGCTCTTTATCAGGGTCTCTGATATCGTGTACCTTAAGAGATGTCTTTACCTCAACCCTATTCGGTGGTACTTGCTCATCAAAAAAGCTAGTCCTGTTCCCACCCAATGTAAACGTCAGTAAAGGATTTTTCTTCTTGACTTCATTCATTAGATCAATAACTTCTTGTAATACATAGGAACCTAAAAACTCTTCGTACTTAATCATTATCATTACCTTTCTTACGTTCTAGTTTTAACGCTAGGTTAATTGAATATGCTATCTCCTCCCAAGTCGCTCTGTCTAAGACAACGGGGATTAGCTCTTGCCCTTTATTGATTAGCGTAAACTTATCAAACAAGTACTTACTCATAGCCAACTGTTGTTCTTTAGTATGAATCTTCTCGGGCTTTTGTTTCTTCTTGCTCATGTTTTTCCTCAGGTTTCTTTCATATTCTTTTTCTCCAAAAAGGTCTAATCTCTGCCTCCAATACAACTAAAGTAAAAAGTACCCACCAATACCACTCAGCTTCACCCTTCTCCAATACAAATCCTACTAAGATAGCCATCATGTTCATTTGATCTTACTCTCCTTAAGTTTCTTAATTCTGTCTGCTTTTCTTAAATCATGTGAGTGTAGCTTTTTACCAACGGACTTCGGTACTTCCCCCGCCTTCTCCGCAACCTTAGCAGCTTTCTTGCGGCTCACTACTTCTTTATCTGATAGCTCAAACATATGCTTAGCACCTTTAGCCTTCTTGCCTTCCTTCACGATTAACTCTTCGTGCGACCATGCTTTGCTTGGTGCTTCTACAATCTTGCCTGACTTCTCTTTAATTGCTGGTACTTTTACTGTTAGTTTTTTACTCATGTTAGTATTCCTTAACTTATACCCATGATTTATATGGGTCATTTGATAATTCCCCGAGTGGGACTTCTTCTATTTTAAAGGGTTTTGCTTGACGATAAGCATCTCTTTGGATTTTAGGAATTAAACCTTTTTCGTTAACTTCATTGGCTCTTGTCGACCAGTTATACCGATTTAATTTATAGGCATACCTAGCAACAGCATCTAACCAAGACTCAGGGATTTCATTAGGGTTTTTAAGGGTAACAAAGTCTTCCCAATGCGTATCCAAAATATCCCCCCATGAAGATTTAAATTCAACTAGGGGTAGCATTACTCTAGCGTACTCAGTAAAAGTTTTGAGCTTCTCACGAATAACTTTAGTTTGCTTGCGATCTAATAGATGACGAACTTCTCGGAATACTTGTTGTGGCTTCCAAAATGTTTCACCTTTGGTTTTATAGAAAATAACATCACCTTGTTTAAGTGTGTAGTATTTGTACCCTTCATTCTCTGTGGATACTTTTAAGTACTTATTACCTCCATGGCTATACATACTCATATTCTGTGGAAGATTGAAGTCATAAAAATATAAAACCGATGGGCTACAAAAACTATGTTTTGATGCGTGAATGATGATAGTGTCTATTTCCCCCTCACGTTTAAGCGTAATGCTGCGTAAGTTTCTTGCGTTATCTGCGTGTTCGGGTTTGTCGTAGTAACTCCATGATATACAGGATAAGTAATACTCATTATCGCTAACCTTAACTACTCGTTCCCATGCACGATTACGCTGACCAATAGGTCTAACATCTAACTCTTTACGTTTACCTTGTAATGGTTTGATACTCTCGTATCTTTTCTTTGCCATATCAAAGTCTGTTCGAACTCCGTTGCTACGCTGTACATCATAAGGGCTTCTGCCCCAACCATAAGTTCCCATGATTTACTACCTTTCGTTTGTATTTACTGCGTTTAAAATATCTGATACTGATTTAGATATAGGTGTTAATACTTTGGTAGAAGAAAAACCTTCTCGCCATTCCCCATCACCCCAATTTACATACACACCTCTCGGTGGTTCTTCATCAAAGTTTAACCATTTAGGGCAGTCTGAAATAACTCCTACCCTCCCATCGTTATGTAATACCCATTGTTGTTTCAGTTTCATATCATGCCCAGTCCACTACTACTTGCCTACTGATACATACCATCTCATAAGGGTCATTACCAAAGTATCTTTCATGGTTATCATCTGACTCCTCACCTATACGACACCATGCACCATCTACTTCAATACCCTCATCATCTCGGTCACTTGCTTTCTCCCATAATGCTTCGTGGCATTTAACTTCAGGGTAGTCGTCATACCACTTCACGTCTTCAGCAAGAAAGCGTAGCTCATACTTCTCCTCATCTACCTCAAAGTATTTGCCCCATTCATCCTCGCTAAAACATAAAGCTGTTTCAGGGTCTAGCTTAGATTCGGCGATGAACCCCCAAAAGTCTTCCTTCATATTAAAGGCTATCTTATATGCAACTGTTGATCTATACCCCATCACATATCTCCTCATCTTCACGCACAGATTCAGTCACTATGTAACCCTCGTTACCAGCAAAATCTTCTAGTGCAGATAAGCAAGCCATATACAACTCCTCACTAGCAAACTGTGCTACTACATCAGAAGCCCTACCATTTTCAAAGTAAACAACGATTTTCATTTAGTCCTCCATATGAATTGATTGACCTACACTAGGTACAGCCTTGCAACCACCTACGATGCACCACAACACAGGGCTAGTCCAATCCCCACCCCAGTCATCACCTACATAACCATCTGTAAGCACAACCACACACTCGGGGACAATGTTCTTATCCTTGAGATACTTAGTAATACAACTAGGACTTGTGCCACCACCACCCTTAGGTTTAGTAGAAGCCATTAGCCTATCGCCATCACCCTGACCATACACTTCATGACCCGCTACCTCGCCATCCCAATACAGTAAGTCAACTAAATCGGGATTAACATTGTTCATAATACCCACTACCTCCGAGAGAAAACGATTGACTGCATTACCTGATATAGAACCCGATGTATCAACTGCAACCACAATCCTACCCATCGTTTCGCTATACGTACTAGGTAAATACATATCGTTTTGTAGCCATCTACGATTAGGTTTACGCCAAGTAGATTCATCTTTACCCGCACATAGTGCTGATACAAACTCACGCAACGCTTCACGCCAGTCAACCTTAGCACTCATCAAATCCGTAAAGCTACGGGATACATCACCACCTACCTTACCCGCTAAGATCGCACCTTGTCGTATAGCTTGGTCTATCTGCTTACCCAACTCTTGCTTTTCTTCCTCGGACATAGACTCGCCATCTTCCCAACCATGCTCGTCAAGACCACCGCCCTCGCCCCCGCCATCGTCATCATCGAGTAACGCAAAGACCTCGCCCGAGTTAAGCCCACGATACTTCTCATCGTATAGCCCGCACTTAGGTAGCTGTACAAATCCATTTGACCTCTTGCCTTCATCTGCAATCTCCAAGTTAATAACGTAGTCACAGGCACGATTAGCTTTCTGTGCGTTCTGTTTCCATAAGTGTTTCCATGTAGCAATATGCCTATACATCTTGTGCTTGTTCTCATGCAATATAACGGCACGCAACTCAGGGTCAGTCAGCTTAGCAATAAAGTCACGACCATAAACTACATCACGCCCATTGGTATAAGCCGTTGGACATTTGATAGGGTCTGATTCAACCTTAACGCTACCGACCATCAGCACCCCACTATATGCAACAAAGGCGGGGGTTTTCATCAGGTCAATATGACTACGCTCTACACGTTGTTCCTGTGTAAGATTTCTTACTGTTGTTAAACTCATGATTACTCCTTGTTTAATATATCTACAAATCGTTGGGCTTCTCTTTTAGTATCAAAGATTAAATTGTCGCCGTCATCATTGACATACTCGGTATTCTCATCAACCATATAGATAGCCCAACCCGAACCTACATCTTCAACTTGCCACTTCATTGTGCGAACAAATAGTTATTGGCAGTAGCCCACTTAACAAACTCTGTGCTAGTACCTACGACTGACTTCTTGCTAGTCCGCATCACGCTAGTAGCGAATAGACCTTGTGCTTCCTTACTAATACGGCTCATGTATTTAATCCACTTGTTGATAGTATCTTTCTCTACCCTTTGGACAGCCGAGTACACAAGCATACAAACTGCCGCAGGACTCTCAGGTATCTGTGCTTTTACAGGGTCAGCCATAATAGAATCCCACGATGGCAAGTCACTAGCTAGCTTCACCATATTGAGCATATCGTAGCAAGCCCTTGCACCAATCGTACCCTTGATAGCACAACCAATAACATCTTCGGGTAAACCACGAGTCTTTTTAATAATGTTACTTGCCTTCTCTAAACTTCTATGCGTAACGAAAGCGGGTCGTGGTGTACGTGGGTCGTTGATGTACTCATTATCTTTAGGGTCTGCGTAGTCCTCGAATGAAGCGAGCATCTGTGGAAACTCTTTTACAGTTAAGATAACCTCAGGTGCTATGCCATTATCTAACGCATAGTCTTCAATCCACTCATCAGCCGATGGTTTGCGAATCTTCACTACCGACACCCTATTGCGACCATGCGGAGGCAATACATCTCCAATACCCTCAGTCGCTAAGTTAGTAGTAGCAAATACAATCGAACCCTCAGGCAAGTCATACACACCCAATGATCTTTCTTGCATTAGTCGTAAGCACGCATTGAACACAGCCTTACCTGTCTTACCAATCTCATCGAGCATGATAATAACTGGTCTGCCAGTATGAAAGCCGAACTCCTCGTTAGGTATAAAGCTACACACCTCAACCCCATTGACTTCACGAATCTTAGGGATAAGAAAGTCACCTACATCTTTGGTAGTCATATCCACATAACACACATGGTAGTCGGGGTGCATCTTAGCTAGCATCTTTAACATACTAGACTTGCCAATACCCATCTCACCTTGAAATAAGACTGTATCTGTATCACCAATACGGCTTACCAACTCTGCACCTTGTTTAAGGGTAACTGATTTATATAATTCCATGATTCAACTTCCTTTCTTTGGTTTAAATAGAAAACTTCTTTAACATCTCATCAACTGCGGACTTCGTACTAATTCTTAAGTCTTCATCTTTACGCAAGTCGTTAGTGCTTATACCACTTAAGTTATATTGCATCTCTTTGCGTAATTCTTCCAACTGCATATCGTTTGTTACATTAAGGTGTTTTAATAAATTACACAACTCCTCGGTGTTATCCATCATTGAGTCAAATAGCTTTTGCTTACCCTTTGTTTCATCTAGCTTTGTGGATAGATGTTTTAACGCTGTGTAAGTCTTGTCCCATACATCTTTCATAGAAGCCTCAATGCGTACTTTATAGGCACTAGCGTAACGTTCTTGTAACTCCTTGATACCCGCTTCACCGATGTCAACCCTAAAATCTCCAGCCTCGGGTACAGGGCTAAACGTGTAGTACATACCAAACTTAGACCGAACCTTATCTACTGCGGGGTATTCTTCCCTGTTAAACAGGTCGCCCAACTGAAAAGCCGCTTTAGTTACAAGAACATCGTACTCACCCAGAAACTCTGTAACGGCATCACTAAACATGTTTTCGTATTCAGCTAGCTTTGCCTTGTAATCAAAGAACAAAGTAGACGGCAACAACCGACTGCCCGCATCTGACCAAGGACTTGTTTGTGAGTAAGACCAGTTACGGATAATTGATGATAGTTTGCCTATCTCCGCAAGTTTCTCTGACCCCGCCAACAAATTCTTATGGTAGTTCCCCGCCTTAGTCTTGGTATTCTTACTTGCATCAACCTCAGCCGACACATTCTTATCTAGCTTGCGTGCAGTCCACACACTAATAGACAAGTCAACCAACATAGCACTACTACTGATCTTTGAGTAAGCAAAGTCTTTATCATCTTGAATCATATAAACCTCTCGTAAAAGAAAAAGAAAAAAGGCAATCCGTAACATTACGGAAAGCCCACAACTACAACCATTACTAACTAATACTACATTATACTACCTTATACCTACCTAGTCAACCACACAATAAGTAATACAGGAAAGGCAATCAACCCAAATACTGTACAGAATCCCACGATTGAATTGCCTAAGAACTCCCACGCTAACTGCCAGTCATCTTTAAACCGAGTAACTGAACAGGCATACTCCGCATCTCTGAACGCTTCGCTTACTGTGCGGTGTGTCTTGTTACTATGAATGTATTGTGCGGGGTCAAGTACAGATTCATATTCCTTACGTTGCTTCTTGGCTATTATTTTCTTTCGCATATCATTTCCCTATCGGTATGTATTTACTAGGCGTGACTAGGCTAGGTATAACCCTGATGTCGTCAAGTCTTGCCTGTTGTGGGTGTACTGTCGGCACATAGGGTTTATCCTTAGGCACGAACGGCATTTGCTTTGCTACTTTCTTGTGTACTTTTTTTGTTGGCATTTGGTTCTCCAATATATTGGCGGTTAATAAAGTCTTCGTACTTCTCATCATACTTACGGCACTTCAGATACTCCCCAAACATATAATGCAAGGGGTTACGCTCGGTTATCAGGTCACGTTTCTCCTGTGTAGTTACTAAAGTTTTGATTAGGTGCGTAATACTATTCTCGTTCGCTTCCTCTGCCTTTGTTTTACGGCTTCGACTACCTTTTAAAATTCTAATACTCATGTCGTTCTCTTCGGGTTAGTTGTTGATAATTCTTTGGGGTTATGGATATATTGATATGCACCTTTGTTAAAAGGTATTGCTACTGTAAACCCTCTAACTACTCTATTGGCAATCTCATCACCACAAGGCATACAAACCTTATAGCCTAAGTCCCAACGTTTCTTTGCTACTTTGTCATCACACTTACGGCATCTCATATCAAAGCCTTTGCTATATAGTTACCCAACGCTATAAAAAAGACGGCAAACACTACGCCTACCATCGCCAACATACATATATTTAAAAAGTCTTTCATTACAATTCCTTTCCCACCCAGTACCCGATTAGGATTGCACCCCAAATAACCGAGAGTAATAAAACGGAATGTACACCTGAGCAATACAGCCCATACACACCTGTTAATAAGCACAGCCCACCTAAAAATAAAATAAACATATCGACTTCCTTTCTTGGGTTTTCCGTAAAGTTACGGGTTTGGTTAAAAAACTTAGTGAGGTAAGCTGAATTCAAAAAACAAAAACAACTTACCCTCTAAATCTTTTGCTTGGTTATTAAATTATTTCGACCTCTGCTATTTTCTCGCAGTCCTGTTCGGGGTTAAGGTCAGAGCTTGGTTATAGTAGTGTGATAAGTCAGGGGAATTAAAGGCTTGGCGTGCATATGCAACAACCAAACGAAATCCATAACTTTCTATATAACTTTGCCGTAGGGCTACTTCTCGGTGTTCGATGTATTAGTTTGTCGGTTCTAATATGCTTGCTATTGATAAATCTTTTTTGGCGACCCGCAACTCTGAGCCTTTCGCATACCTCTTGCAGTGGTCTGTTATCCCACAACCTTAGCTTGAATACTTCTGCTACCTACGCCTACCCTACACCTAGTGCATTGTAACTAGGCATTTACCTGATTGTTAAAGAGCTGTGGTAATGCACCGAATGGTTAGGGAGTTCTCACCGCCTAGGTTTCCGTAACGCTACGGAATCACTTTGTCCCACTCGATACATACTTCTACCACTAATAGATACAGTATACCAGCTTACACTATGTTTGTCAAGTCACACTAAGTATGTTTTGTGGTGTCGTTAGACCGCCGATCCTTGTGTTGCTTGTTCCTGTTGTACTCGGTTAGATGGTCTAGTTAGTAACTTACCTCTGTTGCCTACTTTGTATCTAGCTTGGACTGTTTTAATGTTCAGATGGTATTGCTCAGCTATTTCTTTGAGCGTCATTTCTCTGCCGTTGATCTGCACCACTATGCCCTTTAATTTATGCTTTGTTTCGGGCTTAGAAACTTTTGTGACAGTTGTCAGCTTTTGTTTTAGCTTTAGCTTTTGGTTTTGGGTGTAAGTAGTTTTCAGCAATCGCCTCAGTTCTTTAATATGTTGCACGATGTTCAGTTCCATTATCAATCCCATGTAGAGTCGTAGTTTGTATCTTGCTGGCTTGGCTTATTAAAACCTGTTTTGATTGGGGTAGTTGGGTGTGGTGTTGAGTTGAGTAATGCGTTAGGTGCTTCTTGTCTTAAGTAGTCTACTAGCACTCCTCTTGCCATTGTTGCTGTGCCTATGTGTTTTTGCCTTGACAGGATATTTAACTGCTTTAGTAGCTCGGGTGACATGCGAATTGCAAGAATTGCGTCTTTTACGTCTTGTTTTTGACTGTTCATTGTTAGTCCTTTGTATGTTCAATGATGTATCAGAATGGGTGTTTCTGAGTAGTCAAAGTATACCATATGAGTAACGAGATTTTGGCTTTTAATTTGTTACTCGCAGAGTAACGCAATCCGTAACTTTACGGAAACTCGACTTTTTTGGGGTATATGGTGATACGTGGTGTATTTTACTGTATTTGCACAACTTGCACAAAAAGTGCCTATTTTTTAAGCACTGGAATAATACCCCCTTATAAACATTGATTCTGCACGAATATTCTTCTTTTCCACTATTTTCCGAATGAGAAAGCTGGAGAGAAAACG